CTAGTATAGATAGCATGATTAATAATGCTGTAAACCTACAATTTGAAGGTAAAGATTTTGTAACTATGTCTCCCGAAAATATTATTGAAAGTTTTATTGAGGGTAATGAAGCGGATGTTGCTGCAGGATATGCTAAGGCTTATACCGCTCTACGAACAAGGCAGCTATCTGCAGGTTGGAAAGATTCAAAAGAAGCAACGGTAGCAATAGCTGAGTTGTATAAAATATTCAGCGCTACTAAACAAGAGATAGTTATTAACGCTAAAACAGAATGGAATAATCAAATTGCTACGGCTAATGCTGCAGGAAACGATCAAGAAGCACAGAAACTATTGAGTGCAGGTATTGAGGGGGGATACATACCCGTTCAAGAATCAGTGGTAAATGGTTCTGTAGTACCTATGAGCGTAGAAAAAATTAAAGATAAGTACGCAAACGCTAAAATAAATACGGTTATACAGTATGTGCACGAGGATGAGTTATTTTATGCTGTAAAATCTTCTTCTGATTGGCTTTGGGGTCATAAGAAGAAAAAGGTAAACTAGAATGGATACTTCGTCAGATATATTTTTACCAGATAATTTTGACTCTGAAGAATTTACTGATTCATCAGGTATATTTTTACCAGATGATTTGGGTTCTGGAGATATATTTTTAGAGGATGATTATTTAGAAGAAGATTCTATGGAAAGTTCTGTAGATCAAGACATAGTTATGTCTGATACTACAGTAGAGCAAGATTCAGACGAGGTAGAAAGATACATCCCCTCTACAGTAGAAGAGGTTCAAGAGCGTCAAGTTGCTGCCGAGGTTGTGATTGATGCTGAAGAGGAAACTCAAGAAGACCTAGATGGAACATTGCCAATGGACACGAGAGTAGTTGCCTTGTTCGATAAGGGCTATGCACAGATGGCAGAAAATTCTGAGGAATCTTACAGGCTTGCCTTACAAGCATGGGAAAACTCTCAGCCCGACTACCTACAGCAAAAAGAAGCATACGACATGCAGGTTGAGCAGTATAAAAGTCTAGGTATGAATCCTGACATGATACCCCGACCTTCTGTTACAGGTAGAGGTTTAGGTGAAGAACGACCTACTATGGAGACAGTAAAACAAAACTTAGAGCAAGTATATAAAGACAAAGCTGGATTAGTTAATGAGCTATTAAATGATCCGAACCCCTTACGTAGAGAAATGACAGAGGGTATGGTTAATGCAGGCTACGATATACCAACAATTACTTTTGTAATATCGGGCGCAGACTTTACTCCAGTTTTAGGTGCAGCAATGGGTATTATAGATATACCTGATTTAGTAGCTGATGCTAGGTACAACATAAGTCAGGGTGATTACTGGAGTGCTGCAGGTAATCTAGGTATTGTTGGACTTGAGGCCATTGCTGTTATTCCTGGTACAGCGTTAGTAACAAAGCCCCTTGCAAAAACTATTTATAAAGCACTACCTAGTGCAAAATTAATGAAAAAAATAACTAATGCAGATGCTATTGAAGTAGCGGCCCGAAGGAATAGAGCGGAACTGGCTACTGCAGACAACGCAGATCTAGCAGAAGAGTTGCTTAACGATTATCGGGATGCGTCTGGTTCTGGAAACTTATCTATGGTAAAAATAGTAGATGGTAAGAAGATAGTAACTTTAGATGTAGATGCCGCAAAGAAAGAAGGTTTGCGTGTCGCACAAGAAGTAATGGAAGCTCAACAGTTTCGCGCACAAGCATTTATTAATGACAGGAAATCAGCCGAAGATGTATTTGGTGATTTGACTGACGCTAAAGTATTTACAGATGTTACAGATGAAGCAGAAGATATAGTTAATCCTTTACTAAAAGCAGAAACGTTTAATGCTATTGTAGGAGTAGCATCCCGTTTTAAAAACAGCAAAAAATACGCGGGGGAATTTGATAAGCTAAACGCAGACGGTAAAAAGAAAACAGTCATAGAAACATTATTTGATTTAACTACAGATAAGAAGATAGGCTTAGACACAGACGAACTAGCAGAAGCTCTGTCTTATTACGGTCTATCTTTTAATGACTATGTTAATATGGTTGTAGGTTCTGGTTCTGAAGCGGGTAAGATATTACAAAAACTATCTATGATACGTAAGGCAAAATCATTTGATGAAATTAATAGATCCAAAGACAAGGTACGAGATCGTATGCAAGCTGATTGGTTGCGTAACTGGCGTAGGGTAGAGAACATACGCCGTGGTGGTATGGTGTCTATGGTTAAAACCGCATCACGTAACTTTGGATCTGCTGCTATACGTATGCCGTTGGAGACATTAGAAAATGTCATGGACACAACTCTTCTAGATATGACTAAGGAATTTAGAACACGTGCAGATGTTGGCATAGTCCGTGCTACTAAAAATGCAACAATGCAAGGTGTTAAATCTATAGTATCCCCCTCTAACTGGCGGGGTTCAACTAAGATGTTGCAACGCACTTATTTAAATCCTATTTTATCTAAAGAACTAACTGACTTTATTCTTAAACGGCCTGAGTTTCAGGCTAAACATAATAACTTGTTTGATCTTGTTAATGAATACCAAACTTCTACAGGTAGAGGTAGCGGTGGGGTAATGGATGCTTCTTTAAGTAAGATAGAAGACGTAGTTAGTATGTTAAATACACCGAATAGAATACAAGAATTTATTATTAGGCGTGGCGCTTTTATTGGAGAGCTTGAGAGACTAGTTAAGAGGGAATACAATACAGATTTAATTAAGTTACTAGAAGAGGGTAAGCTGTTTGATCTAATGGAAGGTAACAAAGGGATACGCCCAAAGGGTGCACCTGAGTTTGCGCAGTTAATAGAGGACTCAACTAGACGCGCCTTAGACATTACTTATGCGTCACCACCTGAGATACCTGTGTTTAATTCTATTAGTAACTGGCTAACTCGTAATGGTTTAACTGCATTTACCACACCCTTCCCTCGCTTTATGTTTAAATCCTTAGAGCTTATGGGTCAGTATAGCGCAGGTGCATTTAACCCCGCAATTAAAAGAGCGTTTAAGGTAAACGGTAAAAAGTGGGGTGATGAATTTGATGCAAAAGACAGGCAGAATATTGCACGTAACCTATCTGGTTTAGCTGCTATTACTGCTGCATACAACTACCGTATGTCAGGTGACGCTCCTGCAGACTATGAACTAATGAATACTTCTGAGGGTACTGTATGGGACAGTACTTCTTTTTTCCCTATACGTCAAGCTCTGTGGATTGCTGAAGCAATTAAGCGTTTAGGTAACTCTGGGGTAGCAAACGTAGTACCTGTAGTAGGGGCAATGAAACTTACTGGTATAGCTAAAGAAGGAACGGGAACCTTTAATAATTGGTTTGATATTAAAGATGCACAAGAAGTTTTCTTAGGTACTGCAGCTAGAACGGGTACTGGTAATATTTTTGTAGAGGAACTATCAAATATACTGTCTGAGGAAGGTGATGTAGTATCATCAGAATCGGGTAAAAGGGTTGTAGCTAGGGCTGTAGCTGACTATTTACGTACATGGGCTATACCTATTACGCAAGTTAGTGAGCTACAACGTGTGACAGGCTACCGTCCTGCTACATACACAGATCAATCAGAAGATAGAGACACCTTAACAGAAAGTTTCACAGATAAATTGAGGGCGGAAACTGAGCGAGGTCTTAGGACACAGGGTATTACTAATTTATTTACACCCTCTGAAGAAACAGATGGACGTGATCCACGTGTAGATTTGTTTAGAGAGAACCGTGAACGTAAGGAGATGGGCTTAGGTATTGTTGCGGGTACTACTATGTTTGAATCTAATTCTCCTGAAGGTGAATACCTAACAGAGAAAGGATTTAATGCGTATGAAATGGGTAGCAAGTCTCGCGTACCTTCTATTAAACGGGCAGAAAACTCCTTTATGCTCCGCTTCATACCGACTATAGTGGAGAGTGCAAAGAATTGGGAGACATCACTTCGTAGGGAGTATCTAGAAAGTACCGAAACTGGTATGGATGCGATACGAGATTCAAAGACTATAGATCAGTATGTAAACACTACTCTTATTCCATACATAGAGGCACAGCGTAAGAAGTATTTATCCTTAGCTAAAGAGACAGGTATAAATAAAGCTAACACCGAACCTCTACTAGCTGCACATGACAAGTACCGTAGAGTAACTTCCGCTGGTAGAAAGTATGCAGAACAAACATACATGAAGTCTGAGGGTATTCCACCCGACATGACTGACCCAGCAGTAGTCAACGCTCTAATAGAAATATCAAAAGTATTTAGGGGTGCAGTATCACAATAAAAGAGGGGGCAATTAAGCCCCCTTTATTTTTATCTAGTATCTCCTGAGCCACCTAGTGTTCCTGACTCTTTTCGTTTGTTCAACTTAGCTTCGTTCTGTCCAGCTATCATGCCCAAGGTTAGGTTGAGATCAGTAGCTAGTGCAGCACAATACCATAGAACATCTCCTATCTCACTAGCAATCTGTTCTCGCCAATCTTCAGGCCGTTTATCTGGGCCATCTCGCACAAGCTTCTTCACCTTGTTTGCTACCTCACCTGCCTCACCTGCTAGTCCTAGTGCAGGATAGAGTATCTTGTGTTTGTCTGGATATATAGCAGTCTTTGATGCACTACGCTGATAAGAATTAAAGTCAGACATATTGTACTTCTCCTTTAGAAATTGTTCCGCTTCTTGTTTTAGATTCATATTCCTTCTGCCGTTTCAATGCTGCGAAGTAGGATTTATTAAAGCCACGCTCCCACTCCCTATACTGCATCGTGTCCTTGTTGAATGGATTGATGACACGACCTGACTTAAAGTCTGTGACCCCTTTATCAAATTGCATTTTTAGTGGGGCATCATATTTACCTAAACCCTTTTGTGCTCTTGTCTTTTTCATAGCGTATCTCCTTATGCAATTTTAACTTTGTGATCTGCATGTTTCTGTAAAAAAGATAGTGGAAGTATTGTCATTAGATCCCCTCTGTTGGGACGTGTGTGTAGTCCAAACTCACCACGATAATACTCTGTACACTTTTCACGCAACTCTTCTATAATATTTTCTGGTTTAACTAAATAAAAGTAATGCTCTCCTTTGATTGCTATGTATCTGTCTATCCCATTAGGAACTCCCCAACCTTTAGAAGGTTCATTCTTTGGTGGACGTTTAACAGTTTTTAATTCCCACCAGATAGTGTAGTCTACAGGACCACTACGGTGTAGTCTCTTGGCAGCTTTAACATCTACTCTACCAAACTCTTTATCCATAACATCCCAATGCTCATTGATGTCTTCCATCTTGCTTGAGCTTCGTACAAAGTTATCTCCTCTAAGTTTAATAAATTCATTTTCTGCTGCTGTACCTTCTTTGTAGGAACTAGTATTTCTCATAGGACTATTCTCCTTTTGTTTTTTTAGTTTCTTTCTTTGGTTCATCTACTTCTTCCTCACTTGGTAGAAGCTGCTGCGCTAGGGTAGACTGACGGTCCTTCAAAACTGCTACAACATATTCATTGCGGCGGATCTCAGAGTCCAGTTGTTGAATTTCCTGAAACACTTGTTGTTGTTCCTCTGTGAAGTCATCTGTGTACACATCCGTACCGTTAATATTTAATTTAGCCATTTAGTTTCTCCTTTAATTCTGTACACCCACCAACATAAGTACCATCGGGTTCAAATATTTGAGGCACTGTTGTTATACTGGATCTCTTTAGTAGATGTAGTAACCATTTACTACTATCAGATTGTATATTATATTCTATGTAACCCTTATCTTTAAGTAGTTCCTTTGCTACGTCACAAAAGTTACATTGATTCCTAGTTATTACTATCCACATCATGTCTCCTTTTTAGTTCTAGTTTAAGTTTTGTTTGTTGTTTTTTTGTCATTATACTCCACTCTCTTATTTCGTCAAGGCTTCTTTTGCACCCCACACAAAGATTGTGTTCAATACGACACATCTTTATGCAGGGAGATTCTACATTACCTACGTTAGGTCTACGATTTCGCAAGCATCACCTGAACATGCCATAGTTTGCATTGATACTGTGTTGTCTTCACTCTCGTATTCTGATAACATATCCCAATCAATATTGGTAGGCATCAATGCTAACATCTCTTCGTATACTTCTTCTGTGCACTCTTGATAAGGCGCTTGCTGATAAGTATGTTCAGAGTGTGGCAAGAATGACACACCTGACATTTCATCAAAGTACTTGTACACAAATGCTCCTACTTCCATCCACTCGCTATCACGTACTGAGATAGTTACAGATGGTTTATGTTCGCACCAGTGTCGCTGGTATGTAAGCCACAACTCAAGTTGTTCTACGGCTGTCATGTCGTTACGTGTAACAGCTTTTTCTGGTGACTTAACAGGGAAGCTAAACACTACCGTGCTGTCAGGCTTCATGACGCAAGGCTCATTAGGGATACCCTGATCAATCATGAACTGTGTCAGAGGGTCTTTGCTATCGCCACGGACAGTACGAATATAAAAGGGGCTGTGACGAGCATGGATACCAGAAGCGGAGTCAACCAACTGTGATACTGTTCCCGAAGGTTTAACGCAGCAGATAGAAGTAGACACAGGGATACCAAGCAGTTTAGCCCACTCAGCATTAGTAGCCACAGATATGGATCGTAAATGTTCAAGGGTTTTCTCCAATTCTTTGTTAGTTGAGTTCATAATAGGGTTGTCCATGATACCTGTCATTGACACACCAAGCAAACGTTCCTCTGCTGTATTTTTCTGCCACACTTTACGTAGGTAAGGGAACTTAATTAGTGTAGATTGAATAGTTCCCAAGATGGTAGCTAACTTAACCTTTCGCTCAATATCTTGCAGGGTATCAGTTGCTCGTACAACACACTCCGTTAGGTTACAGAATTGGTATGGGCGTAAAATTATTTCAGAACAAGGGTTTGTACCGAACTCATAGTTAGGATCACGCCTACCAAACTTAGCTGCCTGTTTCTTAGATGCTTCACGATTGAAGATACCACGTTCACCTGACTTGGATTCCACTAGCGCTGACCACTCACGCATGAATGTCTCCATGTCTGGTTTCTCTGTATACGACACAGAGTTGTTAGCTAGTGCACGATGTGGTGCAGTCTCCCACCACTGCCCTGACTTAGCGTGACGCATACGGTCATCACTCAGGTTACTCAAGGAGATCATAGCAGAGCGGCGTACACCACCTACAACAACGATCTGACCAATGAAGCACATCAAGTCGTGGCATTCCATAGAAGATAGCCTACGTCCTTGTGCAGTTTTAAATGTAGACACAGCAAAGTTAAACAGTTCTACTAGAGGGGCAGGTCCAGATGCCCTACCACCAAATGTTTTTAGCCTTGCACCTGCAGGGCGTACCTGTGATACGTCCCACTTAGGTATCTCACCAGCCCATAGGAGTGCAAGAACTTGACGGAACCCCTTAGCCCACCCTTCCTTACTGTCCTTAACGACAACGATAGACTCACTATCGAACAACTCAGGCACTTCTGGGAGCTTGCTGATGAATTGGCGCTCGACACTGAACCCGACACCTGTACCACAGAGAAGGATGTACATAGCCTCGTCGAATGACTTAGGGTCATCTACAGGTAGGTAGCTACAGTTGTATCCTGCAGTGTTGTCACGATCTAGTGCTGGACCTGCAGTCATCATAGCTCTCATTGATGGCATAATCTCTTGGCCCAAGATAGCCTGCTCAATATCCTTGATGTATGTGTTATCCACACCACCCAGCGCCTTACGTACTACATTGTCCATGTAGCGACCTATTGTTTCACCCCACGACTCACGACCCTTGCCATCAAAGTACTTAGCGTAGCGAGACTTGTGAATGAATGCTTGATAATCAGTTGGTAAATAATTACTCATGTGTTTCACTCCGTTAATATTTTAATTGTTTGTACTGTTAATCCGTCTATATCGTATATGTATTCTTCTAACGCAGCACTGACCTCAGAATCTACTAGTCTATCTACTGGTACTTGATAGTCATCTTCATCTACTTCAAGCGTCATAAATACTTTAAGTATCATATACACGACTCCACATAATAATTCAAGTACCATCTTGCCTTACGTAAGTCTTCGTCTTTATTTTTGTAGGCCTCTCTCCATGTGTACTTTATATTATTACCCTTGATGTACCCCCTAAATTCTTCAGGCGATAGTGCGGCACGTATAGCTTCTATGCATTCAATATTTGCATGATTGTAGTGTGTTGGTTTGTTTACATTATCTGACATAGCGTAGCTCCTTATTGAAAATTAACTTCTATCACGTTACCGTCTTTAGTAACAGCACTATTTATCTTTTTTTCTTTTGCAGTTTCTTCTATAGCATTATCTGCATAGTCACTCAGTATGTTACGAACAGTTTCACTTTCTTCCATTGCCTGAATTGAAGCAGCGGTCATGTGAACTATCCTCATTAGGTTTGCATAATCATCTTCGTTTAATGTGGACTCACCTGTTGTATCACAACCAATCATAAGCTCCCCCGTCCAATCTCCCCTTTCATCTAGGAAGGGAGTAAGACGAACTATCATGTCGTTGGGTTCAAAGTCTAAAAAAATTCTTTCTTCATCTGACATTGCGCTACTTCCTTTTTACTTTTTTAAAGGGAAAATGTATTAGGCTAGGATGCATATCCTTACCCTTCTCATTAATCCATTCTTCAGGTATAACCCTATCCGCATAGAGCAATTTATTCTTATCACACCACTGACCGTAGGTTGTCTTAGCACCCTTACTCAGCTTACGTCTACTGCTCTCAAACACAAACCTAATGTCTAGCTTTGGATGTTGCTTTTTAATAGCAGCATGTTTACGTCTATCGTCTGAAGTAAACCTGCCTTTGACCTCAACTATAATACCGTTAGGTAACACAAAGTCTGGGGTATAGGTGCGGTACATAAGATCTTCCCATTCAATTTTGATGGCTTCATACTTGATACGAATGTTACGTTCTTTCAAGTAATCTTTTACTTTGATCTCTAACCCACTCCTATACCCATGCTTTAAGGCAGCAGCGAACTGCTTGCCGTTCATTGGAACAAGGGATTCCAGTTTACTGCACGTACACCTAACGCTCTTAACTCTTCAGCGAGTAGTTGGTCTGCTTCTTTCCGTGCTTGCATTGCTGAACGTACACCTGCATACTTAGCAGCACTTAGTTCTTTCTTTCGTTCTCGTAACTCCTTTTCCATAGCCTCAATATGCTCTTGCATCTCTTTGATTTCGTCATTGCCTAACATCTTAGTACTCCTTTATATCTGTATATGCAACAATAGGTTTTGTCTTAGCTTGAGATACCTTAGAGGGTAGCTCTTGTAGTGTTGGGTAACACTCAAACCTGAAGTCACAAAACTTACAATTACTATTTAATACTTTGTTACCT